TCGAAATTTAATAATATACAAATGGCTAAAAAGATTTCTCTTAATAGTGCATATGGTGCTCTTGGTAATGTCTGGTTTAGGTATTATAATATTTTGGTCGCTGAAGCAATTACTACCAGTGGTCAATTTGCTATTCGTTTCATTGAACGTGCTCTTAATGGGTATCTTAATAAAATACTTAAAACAGATGGAGAAGATTACATTATTGCATCAGATACGGATTCGGTGTATATTCGTTTTGACAAACTTGTTGGCAAAGTATTCAAAGATGAAACCGACAAATCCAAAATCGTTGACTTCTTGGACAAAGTGGCTACAGATAAAATCGAACCTTTTATTGATAAAGCTTATCAAGAACTCGCTGACTATGTAAATGCATACGAACAAAAAATGGAAATGAAAAGAGAAGTGATTGCAGACAAAGGTATTTGGGTTGCAAAGAAAAGATATATTTTAAATACACATGATGTTGAAGGTGTTCGTTATAAAGAACCCAAATTAAAAATTATGGGTGTTGAAGCTGTGAAGTCATCAACACCAGCACCATGTCGTGAAAAGATTAAAGAAGCATTAGTTATTATTATGAACGAAGATTCTAAAGTGCTAAATAGTTTTATACAAGATTTTAGAAAAGAGTTTATGACACTAAAACCAGAAATGGTTGCGTACCCACGCTCAGTAAATGGATTATTAAAATGGACTGAATCACATAATCTATTTAAGAAAGGAGCCCCAATACATTGTAAAGGTGCAATATTATACAATCATCTTTTAAGAGAAAAGAAATTACAAGGAAAATATCCTTTTATACAAGAGGGTGATAAGATTAAATTTTTACATATGAAAATACCAAATGTGTATCAATCAACTTCTATATCATTTATGACTAAGTTACCTAAAGAATTAAACTTACATACTATAGTAGATTATGATATGCAATTTGAAAAGTCATTTGTAGAACCATTAAAATTTATTACTAGTATTATACAATGGCAGATTGATGGTAGTTATGGAACACAAGGAACACTAGAGGAGTTTTTCTAATGGCTGGAAAAGGTGATAAAAGAAGACCACTTAAAGTGGACATAAAACAGTTTGATTCAAACTGGGATTTAATATTTAAAAAGAAAAATACTTTTGACCATTTAATGATAGACAAAATATTAACATATGAAGTAGATGATTCTGTTCAAGAAAAAGAAGTTGCAGTATTATTGTCTGGTGGTGTTGATTCTATCTCTGTTGCATTTGCAGCTGAAAGACTTGGAAAGAAGATAACTGCATATAGTTTTAGATTAGATAATGAACCATCTTATGATTATAACAAAGCAAAAGATATTGCTCAAATGAGAAATTGGAAATTCGTTGGTGTTACTATACCAACAAATAGATTGATAGAAGATTTTCATAATTTAGTTAAATTGGGATGTAGAAAGAAAACACAATTCGAATGTACATTCCCATTTCTATACATCTATCCACAGATAAAAGAACAATATGTTTTGTCTGGTTGGGCTGCAGATGGTTATTATGGATTAAGTAAAAAAGCTATGATACATTATAAAGGTGATAACTTTAATGAGTTTAGAGATAATTATTTTGAAAAAGAAAATCAAGCTGGTTACATATGGCATAATAAAGTTGCAGAAATGAATAATAAAAATCTTATAACACCATACTTAACAGCACCAGTAAAAGAATTTTTCTACAAACACAATCATGAACAATTAAATAAACCATTTCAAAAACATCATGTAAGAAATGGATTTTATGAGTTTAATGAAATAGGTAAAGTAGAGAATCATTTAAATTTGCAAATAGGAAGTGGAGTAATAAAACTATTTGAAACTTTATTAAAAAATAAAGAAATTAACTTTAAGAATAGGACTAGAATGTTAGATGTTTATAGAGATTGGTATGAAATGGAAAATACATCAACACTAGAAGAATATGTATGAAATATAAACCTTATAATTTAAAAGATGTTGTTAAGGCTTCTGAACAAGAAAAGTTTACAGTAGTATCAACTTTCGCTGGTGGCGGTGGCTCATCTACTGGATATCGTTTGGCAGGTGGTAAGATACTTTGTGTGAATGAGTTTGTTCAAGAAGCAATAAATACATATAAGGAAAACTATCCTAATACACCTATACTACCAGATGATATAAAAAAACTTACTGCAGAAGATTTTAACAAGTATGGTGACATAGATATCTTTGATGGTTCCCCACCATGTTCTGCATTTTCTGTATCTGGTGCAATGGTACAAGGTGGTCACTCTAAAGGTTGGGGTCAAACTAAAAGTTATTCTGATGGTAAGAAAGTAGAAAACATAGAGGATTTATTCTTTGAGTTTTTAAGAATAGCAAAAGATTTAAAACCTAAAGTAATTGTTGCTGAAAATGTAAAAGGATTAACTATTGGTGAAGCAAAAAACTATCTTTTCAAAATTGTAAACACATTTGAAGAAATAGGATATGATGTATCATATAAAGTTTTAAACTCCGTACACTATGGAGTAGGACAGACAAGACAGAGAACTATCTTTATAGCTGTTCGTGAAGATGTTACAGAGGCAATAGGATTAACATTCATGAATATTCAAAGTTTATTCCCACAAGAAAGTAATGAAGTGGTTACATTAGAAGATTGTTTAACAGGAATAGAAGTAGATAGAAAAGAAGCAGATACATTAATAGAAAAATTTGAAGGCACATCACATCATGAAACTTGGTTGGATATGCCAGATGACCCTAAGAAAGTAGAAACAGGTGGTGACTATCATCCTAAAGGTCATTTTTTTAATATGAAAAAATGTTCAAGATTTAAACCTTCCCCAACAATTACAGCACATGCTGGAGCAATGCACTGGCATGAACCTAGAACATTTACAATTAAAGAAGTAAAAAGAATAATGTCATTACCTGATGACTTTAAACTAACAGGAAGTTTTAATAAACAAGCAGAAAGATGTGGTAGAATGGTACCACCACTAATGATGAAAGCAATTGCAGAATCAATTTATGAAAAAGTATTGAAACCATATAATGAAATATCAAAAGTATAATTTAAAAGATGTAAAAGAAGCATCGGCACAAAATAAGTTTAGTGTCATATCTACCTTTGCTGGTGGTGGTGGTTCATCTACTGGTTATAGACTAGCTGGTGGAAACATACTTTGTGTAAATGAGTTTGTAGAACAAGCAAGAATTACTTACAAAGAAAATTACCCAGATACAAAAATACTACCTGATGATATAAAAGAACTTACAGGTAAAGACTTTTTAGAAACTGCGGGAATACAAAAAGGTGAATTAGACATATTAGATGGTTCCCCACCATGTTCTGCATTTTCAATGTGTGGTACATTAGGAAAGTCTGGTTCAAAACATTCTGATGGTTGGGGTAAAACTAAAAAGTATTCAGACAATAAAGTAGTAGAAAATATTGAAGACTTATTTTTTGAATATCTTAGAGTTGCAGAAGAAATAAAACCTAAAGTTATTATAGGTGAAAATGTCGCAGGTCTAGTGGCAGGAGAAGCTAAACTTAAATTAAATGAGATTGTAAATACATTTGAAAAAATTGGTTATGATGTATCATATAAAATTTTAAATGCATCACACTTTGGAGTACCACAATCTAGAAGGCGTGTTATCTTTATAGCTGTTCGTGAAGATGTTACAGAGGCAATAGGATTAACATTTATGAACATCGCTAGTATCTTCCCAGAAGAAAGTAGAGATATAGTAACAGCTGAAGAAGCATTAGAGGACTTAGAGTTAGATTCAGAAGAAGTTAAATGGTGTACAGACACATGGATAAAATCAGCACACTATAAGGACACAGCATCTCTTATGCCAGATGACCCAGACAAAGTATTAGGGGGAAATGATTATCATCCTAAAGGATGGCATTTCAATGTTAAGAAGATGTCTAGACACCATCCAGCTCCTACAATTACAACAAATGCAGATGTCTGTCACTTTATTGAAAAAAGAAGATTAACAATCAAAGAAATAAAACGCATAATGTCATTACCAGATGACTTCATAGTTACTGGTTCTATGTCACAGAAGACAGAAAGATGTGGTAGAATGGTACCCTCTTTAATGATGAAAGCCATTGCTGAGTCTGTTTATAAGAATGTAATAGAACCTTATAATAAAAGTCTTGACAAAACATGATTACACCATGTATAATGGCAATATAAACTGGAGTAAAAATAATGTCTAAAAATTATGACTTTACCTTCGCTCAAAGAGAAGAAGGTTTTGATGACCATATTGAACATTCAATTCGTGGATATACAAATCTACTAGAAGATGTAGTTAGTCTATCTAGAAACTTTGTAGAAGATGAAACAAATGTTGTTGATATAGGTTGTTCAACAGGTAAATTAACAGAGGCCTTCGTAAAAGGCAATGAATCATTTTGTAAATATGCTAACTATGTTGGTATAGAACTTGCTCCAAGTTTCTTCACAGAACTTGATACAAGACACAAAAGAATAAAGAGTGAAAATCCTTGGGCCTCTGTTAATTTTGAAAAAAAAGATGTTCGTAGTTACGAGTTTAAAAACTGTAGTTTAGTAACATCAATATTTACATTACAGTTTATGCCTAGAAAGGATAGATTTAATGTATTACAAAATATTTACAATGGACTGAATCATGGTGGTGCGTTTATCTTTGCAGAAAAAACAGTTTGTGAAGATTCAAGATTACAAGAAATGATAACTTTTAATTTTTATGATTACAAAAGAAAACATTTCAATTCAGAAGATATATTAGAAAAAGAAAAAACATTAAGGAATATGTTGAAACCTAATACTTGGAAAGAGTTAGAAGGTATGTTAGAATGTGCTGGTTTTAAAACTGCACAACCATTCTGGCGTAATCATATGTTCGTTGGTGCAATTGCAATTAAATAGGGGAAATAAATGAATGACTTTTTAAAAGATATTATTAAAGAAACTGGTAACGAATATGCTGGAATAGTTTCAGAAGGTATTGAGGCAGGAGATGTAGTGAATTTTATAGATACAGGTTCTCACATATTCAATGCTTTAATTTCTGGTTCACTTTATGGTGGACTTCCACAAAACAAAATTACTGCTTTGGCTGGAGAAAGTGCCACAGGTAAAACTTTCTTTCTTATGGGAATGGTTAAAAACTTCCTAGATAAGAATCCAAATGCTGGTGTTGTATTCTTTGAATCAGAAAGTGCAATCACAAAACAGATGGTTGTTGATAGAGGAATAGATGCAGATAGAATGGTGATACTACCTGTAACAACTGTACAAGAGTTTAGACACCAAACATTAAAAGTATTAGATAGGTATATACAACAAGATGTAGATGTCAGAAGACCACTCTTTATATGTTTAGATTCACTTGGTATGTTATCAACTACTAAAGAAGTAGAAGATACAGATGCTGGAAAAGAAACTAGAGATATGTCAAGGTCACAAATATTAAAAGCTACATTTAGAGTTTTAACTTTAAAACTTGGTAAAGCAAAAGTACCAATGGTTGTAACGAATCATACTTATGATGTCATAGGTTCTATGTTCCCACAAAAAGAAATGGGTGGTGGTAGTGGATTGAAGTATGCTGCTTCAAGTATCATATATCTTTCAAAGAAAAAATTTAAAGATGGTACAGAAGTTGTTGGTAATATAATTCATTGTAAGAATCATAAATCAAGATTGACTGTGGAAAATAAAATGGTTGATGTTTTGTTAACTTATGATAAAGGACTTGATAGGTATTATGGATTACTTGACTTAGCATTAAAACATGGAATATTTAAACAAATATCAACTCGTATTGAATTACCAGATGGTACTAAACAATATGCAAAAACAATTAATAATGACCCAGAAAAATATTTTACAGAAGATATAATGAAACAATTAGAAGAAGCTGCAACAAAAGAGTTTAAGTATGGCAACGATAGTTAAAGGTTGTTGTTCAAAATTATTTTTAGATTTCTTTAAACATCAAGTTACGAAATCTACTAAATGGAATTTTAATTATCCTATGGGTAAACCCTTTGAAGATAAACATGCAAAGATAGATGTCATACAAGGTGACACTATGCACGATAAATTTTTGGGCGGTGTGTCTATGAGTTTGTTAATGATGATACATGAAACTGCAAAAAAACAAAATGTGAATGTTCCCCTAGACCTTTTGTTTTGTGGTATCTCTATGAAAGATGAACATAGAGAAGATAATGTGCATACAGACCATCAGAAAGATGAACTGAAAGACACACCAATCATTAAAGTATTGGGAATATTAAATTCAGATTGGAAAAAATCTTATGGTGGTGGATTTGAACATGGTGGAGTTTTACATTCACCAGAACCAGGCGACTTCATAATATTTGACCCAAGAGTGCCACATAGAGCTCAAGATATACTTACAGATAAAAAAAGAATAGCAATAGATTGGACATTAAAG